ATAGAACTTATCGCATCAGAAAACTTTGTTTCTAAAGCTGTTATGGAAGCATTAGGTTCTGTAATGACAAATAAATACGCCGAAGGTTATCCGGGAAAAAGATAGAAGACAAAGCAACAAAAGAGCGCAGCTTTTATTTAACAGACAAACAAAATAAATATTTACTGGAGCGATCAGTTGCTGAGTTTGGCCAAGCTAACCGCAAGAGTCAGGTGATCAGAGAGATTATAGATATCGCTATGGAAGTCAACCCAATTAAGGATATGTAATGATGTATCAAGAAATGCCAGACGATAGCACAGAGGTTAAAATACTAAAGGCTGATATTGTAGCTATGAAAGAGAAACTACCTAAGCTAATAAAACAGGCAAAGAGAGAAGCAAGGGTTGAATCAGCAGAAATGATAAAGAGCCACGGTATATTTATGGATAAAACAAGCGATATTTATGAGGTTTGGAAGTTTATGCTTAAAGAGTGCAACGAAATAATCTCAACCAATAAGGAGAGTAAGTAATGGATAGAAAAGAATTAGCTGAAAAGATAGGGGGGATTAAAAGAAGTTCTCTAGATTGTCCTAATTGTGATAACTCTGGCTGTATTCCTGTACAGATTAGCGAAGAGGACTTTGAAGTAGAGCAATGTGAGTTTTGTTTTTGTAATCCCTTAAGTGTGTTTAACGAGCCAAAAAGAGTTGATGACTACATTATAAAGGAAATAGCCAAGGCAAAGAGAGATGTTGCAGAAGAAATACTAGAAGAAGATGGCAATATAGCTAAAATAAACAAATGCTTAGTAATAATAGCTGACAATAAGGTATAATGACTAAGAGGTGATTATTATGCAAGATAAGATAATTAGTTGGGATGATGTTATGAAGGTGCTTTATGATAGGGATAAAACAGACATGGACTATCACAAAGCAGTAGCAGAATACTTTGATAACAGAGAAAACTACGAGAGAGAGCATAAAGATGGACATACAGAAGCTAAAATATGATATAAAGAAAAAGCAGAATAAGTACTATGACTTTGATAATGACCTTGTGATACGACTATCCGCAGTTGACCAGATAGTAGAGGATACTGTTAAGGCTGTTTGTATAGGCATACTAAAGGAGCAGAAGAACAGTTTAAATTATGAGCTCGCATGGAATCGGACATACGACGAAATTAACGGCATGTTATCTCAACTAAAGGAGGTGAGAAACAATGATAATTAGAGTATATGACGGAGAATTTGACGCGGCTAAGTTTAGCTCGATCACTCCAGTAATAGATCACAAAACTGAAGAGGGTAAAGATGCATTTATCATCCAGATAGTGTGTGACGGTGTCAGGTCGACACTATGGTACGAAACCAAAGAGAACGCTGAGAAGGAACGCGACTTCATGCTAACCTTTTGGATGAAATCTAAAGGGCAAGAGGCTATCAATATTATGGCTGAGGAGAAAACAGATGCGGATAAAGTTACTACCAAAGAAGAGGCATAAACTAGGGCTGACCGGGTACGCTCAACGGTCTACAAAGACCCGCGACATAGCAAAGATATTCTCGTTGCTACTTTTTGGGCTCGTTATGGCGCTGCTTACAGGGATATATAAATGATATTCTACGATCCTGAAAGCTTCACGATGATAAACAGTAATGGAGTAATAGTCCAGAACTGCAAAGGGAAGCGGATCAGTGACTACGATAGGAATGTGCTAACGTGCGAGTGGGATGGCAACGCTGACCATAATCAGCTGCTCCTGCTCGCAGAGCTGTTCTTTGGGCAACGGTTCCCACGGTTTATCGACCTAGCACGCCGGATACTAGGGCAAGACACTATCTATCTGCGTGAATGGGAACGCGTAAAAGACGATATCGCAAATACCGACTACGATCGCCATCAAGCCCTGGGCCGTAAACGTGTTGAAACTATGAAGCATTGTGTGTTAAAATTTATTAAGATATTACCAGAGCAACGTGTTATTAAATTGAGTGCCAGCTTGTCACGATTAGCTGTTACAAAACAAAAACCGTTTGACTTTGTGCTAGATTTCGCCTCGGCTGAACCTGATATGCTCGATAGATATCTAACAGTCGCTAAAATAGACACACCTGAAGCCCTCGATCTCGTGGCCTCCCACACATTACGGGATCGAGGGTATATCCAGAACTGGTGGGGAAGACGATTGTATCACAACGGTGTCCCTCCAGCTAAAAGAATCCCTGCTCTTACTGAGAATAAAACTGATACTGTACTAGGATGGCTTGTGAATAGCTCGCTTCATGATACCGCAGTATTTGTCGCAGACTACCTTTACCGGCTCCTGGAGCCTAAAAATGGCTCTGCCTTTGCAAATTATCAGTGTGTTAAGGTGACACGTGGCCAAGATGTTACGTTGCCAATAGTTTTTGAGTCTTTTGCTGCTAACCCTGATATAATATTCAAGGATAAACCATTAAACGTTGTCTATAAAGAATAAAATCTCCTGGTAATCCCTGGAAGTGATCTGCTTACCGCCAGATTTAGCGATTTGTGCAAGCTCATAGAGCTGTAGATTTGTCGCTTTGTTATAATTGTCAGGACTCTTCACCTCGATAGCAAAGAACCGGCCGTTCTTGCACCCGATAATGTCCGGGATCCCTGAACGATTGGATTCCACGGTCTTAACGTGCCAGATCTGCTGACTCTTTAAATATTTGATTATTTTGGTTTGAAGTTTGAGTTCCCCTGCCATAAAAACCCCCATTGATGGCTATTATACCAAAAATGAGGGTTTATCGCTATGTATCTTCTTCGTGTAACATTATCGCTACGCCTAAACCTATCGCCATTATAACAATCCAGCCACCAACAACCGGGATTGCGTTTGCCGGTGAGCCTGTACTCCAATCTAGCTTTATTAATATGGTAATAAGCCAAACTAAACCACCAACAGTAGCAAATAGCGCTTCAGGATAGCCCCAGATAAACCAAATCCCCTTCAGGATCTGCTTTATAACCCAAAAAATAGGCTTGATTACCTTCTCGTGCACCGTCATATAGATCGGCTTTACCTTCTCGTGCATTATTAAGACAGGGGAAATTGCTTTCCCCGTTATGCCTGTAATAAATTCTGCCATTGTCCTTGCTATTTTCTCCATGACACTTACCTGTCCTTGAATGACGCACTATCAAGCTCGCCAATATAAGGCTCTTCAGTAAATACTAATACCTCTTCTTCAAAAATATCGGTAGGCACTCCGTCCTCGTCCTTGTTTCCTCGTGCATCGTCATTAATAACCGGGTTTTCATCTTTCATAATAAACTCCTCCATTGATTTTGTTATCTCAAAACTTGGTAACTTTAACTCCTTTCTTTTGGTTTCGATGTACTCTCTTAAAATCTGCCTTGCTAACATCCCAACCGTTAAGCTTTGCTCGTATCCTAAAGTGCTAAGAAACTTATATTCTTCATAAGGAAGCCGGATTGTCATTGCATTTTTGTTACTACTCATTTATTTCACCTCCTCTATATTTATTATTGCTCGTTCTGGACAGCCTTCAACGGAGCATATTAAGTCAATAGCCTCCTGCTTTGTGTCAGTCGTTACCGTTAAGTTCATTTCCCCGTTGTCGTGCTGTATCTTTGCTCTATACTTTTTCATTTTGTCACCACCTTTATTGTTAATTTGTTAAAGTGTTTTAACCTGCCCCCAAAAGGGGCAAGCTGAAAAACTCTAATATTCTTTAGCAATTTTTCTGTACTTTGGGCTATTGTTTTTTATTTGTAGTAGCTGTAAAGCCATAAACGACCAATAGTTATCTAATATCCGGTCTTCTTGTTTTTTTGTAGCATTTTCTGGCAATCCGCCCCACTCTTTGGCAAGTTCCAAAATCCTATAATTCGCAAAATCAAAACCAAAGGGTAAGCCCATTAGGTAATCCGCTAACCTTGCCTGATTGTTTGGTATCCTTTGCAGGTTATAAGGATAGTTTGCCACCCGTTCAAATTCACTGAAAAGATACTCTATTTTATCTTCTGGTGTCTTTAGTTCTTCGTCGGGGTTTTCGATACAGTCCATAATATAGCTATACACTTTTGAATAATTCATTTTTACACCTCCTGCTAATTCATGCTTATTTTATTTCGATCGATTACCTTGCCATTGCTACCCGTCCACGTGTACAAAATTTCTTTGTGCTTGTATCGCCTTGTCATAGCTTTTAATATCATTCTGGCACTTGCCACGCCTTTACAATTTATTTTCATTTTTACACCGTCCCTTTATATATATTGTCTCTCTATCCAAACTTCATTGATAACTTCGCTATCATATCTGAAATGAAGACTATTAATTACAGCCAATTTATAAAGCTTTATCGCTCTATTGTATTGTTTTTCTGTCATATCATTAGTTAAGACTATTTCTGTTTTATCTAATACATCTTCATCTGCAATATTACAGCCGTCAAGTAATGACGCTTCAAAAATAGCTTTGAATACCTTGATTGCCTCGGCTTTGGTTTTATATACCCTGCAACTGGTTTCACTTGTGTACCCGCTTGCCTCGATTAGTTTATATATTCTCATAATTTTCACCACCTCTCTTGTTAATTTGTTAATTCTCATGCTAACTCATGCTAATTCATGAGCTAGTAAAAAAATTAAACTATCTCATACTCGCTTGATGTAAAATACTCACCAACCACGATATCGTCTCCAGCTGTTATTTTCTCAAGTAAATCTGTTTTGTTCTCCCGTTCCAATGTTGTTAAAATGTCGTTCCTGTAAGCGTCTTTTAAGTCGCTTAAATATAAATATGACATATTATTACTCCCTGTTATTTTATTTTAGTCCAAAACATAGCGTATATGTTCTGGTTTTTATAGTAAACTGCCAAACGTGTCTAAAGCATAGCTTGTTAAGATATAATGCTCGCTGTTTGCTCATTTTTACCGCCTTTCATGTTTTTTGCCTCTCCGTGTGTACACCTGTGGATAAGCGTATTTCATGCCAATAAAAAAGGGCTGTTTTGGGGTAAAATTGTTTAATTTTGATCAGTCAATATTCGATTTTGAGCACCAATTGTGTAATTTTAACCAAAATGATACTTTTTCAGCCAAAATGATACTTTTTAAAGTGCCAATGATACTTTTAGTGATACTTTATTTACTATAGGTACACTGTAAATGATATAAATGATATAAATTGAAAAAAAAGAAAAGTTTCTTCTCTCATGGTATGATGATGATGATAATTATTGTGAAAAATACTTTTTCTTTATCAAAAAGTATCATTTATATCATTTTTTGGATTATTTGTTGTAGGTATGCAGAAAAAACCATGATACTTTTGATTTCAAACTTATCACAAACTTATCATTTTGGCTGAAAAAGTATCATTTTCAATTTATATGCCAATTATTTTAGCAGTTTATATGCCAATTATTTGCAGTTTATATGCCAATTATTTTGGTCTGATGTTAGTTGGTATGAGTGCAACAAATAACACGTACTAATACTTAACAAAGTAAAACATTAATACTTAACAGAGGACAACCATTATTACCTGTTTATAAACTGTTGATAACGTGTTGATAACATACGTTCGTGTGTCGCATAATAAGCGTTATGTAAACTTGTTATGTTGTTAAAGGGGGGTGGGGGTACACCCCAACCCTTTATTTTTTCATGCGTATATATAACAGAAGACAAGAAGGCGCTATCTCCACGCAAAGAGAAAGACGCTTTATTAGATTTATCGAAAGACCCTGCGGGGTTACAGGTATTCATGGACAAGATGGAGAACGATAAATTATCCCGGAAAGTAGATATAGTAAATTGCATTTCATTACACATGAAGGGTGTTAGTTATAGCGATATAGCAAAGACCCAGGGCCTTAGTGGCACTGATCCTAGCGTCAAGAGATGGTTAGCGCAGCATATTGCCAAGTACAAACCGGACATAGACACTTTGGAATTAGAGGTATATAAGGGATTCCGGACAGAGTATCTGATCCAGAAGCAGAAAGAGATTTTGGATGGTATTACTCCGTTAAAGATCGACAGCGCTAGTTTGTCGGAGCTTACATCTGCGCATGACCGGCTGTTCCAGAACGAGCGGCTGAACGAGAACAAGGCAACTAGCAACATAGCACATCAATTTTCGTCTATAGTAGAAGACATCCATAAGACCAGGGCCCAGGAGGATGACGATGGCCAATAGCATAAAAGACCTGGTAGCCCAGTGGACGCTAGACCCGGTGTTATTTGTAGAAGAAGACCTGAAGGTCCACCGCAGGTATGGTGGCAGGGGAATATCCACACAACAGAAGAAGGCGCTGGTGGAACTTGGCAAATTGGTAAGGTATAAAGTTGCCTATAGTAAGAAGGTAGATGCGTTCCAAAAGAGTAGAGAGTGGCCCAACCACGAGATCTATGAAGACGAGCTTCGCAAGTATAAGGAGACATTGGACCCGACGATGGTGAAGTACGCCAAGAAGCGTGGCATATCGATAATGTCTGGCCAGGGAACGGGGAAAGATGGATTTGCTTCGTGGGCTATACTGTGGTTCTTAACGTGTTTTCCGAACCCGAAGGTTCCATGTACGGCACCGACAGCGCACCAGCTGTACGATGTACTTTGGGCTGAAGTAAGTAAATGGATGCGTAACTCGCACAAAGGCGAGAACGATGAGTATGTGGAATCGGTATGTGACACTGTGCTAGAGTGGCAGAAGACCACCAAGTATGTTAAAGAAGGCTCGCCGGAAGATAGTAATATATATCGTATCAGGGTGCTAGGGTTGCCACCTCGCAGTGAGGAAGGGAAGCTGATCCCATGGGATTGGATAGAAGCAGCAGCTACAGACGAGCGGCGCGAGATGGTCCGTGAAGGCCTGGACGGGTTCGATCCTCTGAAGATGGGGTTCGATATTGGTGGCGGTGGCGATACCTCGGAGCGATGCTTACGTGAAGGTGGGTTGGTCCATCCGTTTAAGACTTATAACAATGAAGACACTATGAAAACTGCCAGGTGGGTAGAGAGCCAGATAGTAGAGGATGAGCCGGACGAGGTCTGTATGGACAACGTTGGCCTTGGCCGTGGTGTCTTTGATAGGGTCCGCGAGAAAGGCTATAGATCTATAATCGGTATCAACGTGAGAAACACACCAATGAAAGAGGCTGAGTTCTTCCAGCTAAGAGACGAGCTTTGCTGGAGGATGAGAGATGCGTTCCAGAACGGGACTATCTCTATCCCGGACGATGACGAGCTCAAAGAGCAGCTAGGCCAGCCTAAGTACGATGATATGAAGAAGGGGAAGATCCAGGTAGAGAGCAAACGGCAGATGAAGTCGCGTGGCATAACGTCACCCAATAAGTTTGATAGCCTGATGCTGACTTTCTTTAGTAACGACAGAGCTTTCAGGTATACAAAGATGGAGAGCACAGACGAATACGAGAAGGAGTTTAAGCGCGAACAGGAGGAGATAGACCTCTCTTGGATGGGTGTTTAGCTTTACAATTTGTCAAGTGGCTACTATAATATAGGTATTATCTGACTTCACGTTATTTTTCTTTATAGATTGTAGCGTTGCTTGTCTAGGGGGAAACATATATGGCAGAATTAAGACAGACCGATATCGTAGAGGAACACTATCACTTAGCGTATATATTAGATCCCGAACAGACAGAGCTTGCCGGTAAAACATCGGTAGACGGGAAGACCCCGAAACCTTCAGATCAACACGTCCATACTATTATATATAAGCCAGAAGTACCTGCCGTAGTAAACGAGCTAGGCGAGCAGGAACAGGAAGCGATACCTGGCGAGTTCAGGTGTGAAGAGAATACTAGCGGTGGCGAGAAGCATACCCATAAGGTAGAGGAACTGTTCTTGGAACAGAAAGACCCAGCGTGGCTGACCGAAGATGCCGAGGAAGATGTTAAGGAGATCCGCTCTTTATATGAAGAAGCAAACAAACAAGACGGCGAATATCTAAAGAACGCCAAAGAGGATGAGAAGTTCTATATGGGCGATCAGTGGGATAGCTCCGATGTTAGTAAGCTGAAAGCTAAGAAGCGTGCGGTCCTAACACTTAACGAGATCGAGAGCAAGGTTGACGTTTTGTCAGGGTTCTATAGGCAGAACAGATTTGATATAACATATTTCCCGACAGAAGAAGGCGACCAGATGGTAGCTGACATCCTGTCAAACTTAGCTAAGCACGTCCAGGAGAAGAATAACTTTGACTACCGCGAGACGGAAGTCTTTGAAGACAAGACTATTACCGGTCGTGGGAACTATAAGCTTTGGATAGATTACAATAAGGATATCCGTGGTGATATCAAGATAAGAGACTTCCCTTATGATAAGGTTGCTTATGGCGAACACCGCGATAAGGACTGCGACGACCTAGAGTATTTGGTAGCGTGGGAGTGGATGAGCAACAACAAGCTGAAGCAGCTTTATCCAGATAAGGCGAAGCAGATCAATGGCTGGATGGAAGCAATGAGGCTGAACGCTTTAGATACAGATATCCCTGAAGACTTTGGCGACAAGTATGAAATTGACAGCAAGTATGATACTAAAGAAGGCTGGTTGAAATTTGGCACCCAGTCAGAGTACGTTGACAGGGTTGAAAAGAAGTTCAAGGTTTTAGAGCTTCATAAAAAGGTTTACACAAAGGTAAGGATACTTGCCGATTTTAATAACGACTATATAGAAGACAAGTTCTTTTTCGAGGATCTACCAGAAGAGTCGCGCGATAAGGTAAAGACTCTCCCTGGCATGACAATGATACCTCGCACGTTGGAGTCTATCGTTATTGTTAGATCTGCGGGCGCTGTTCTTTTAAGTAAAGAAGAGTCAGAGCTAGGCGAGAACTGGACGGTAATCCCAGATTACGCTAAGAAGCGTGGCAACGATGTTTGGGGCAAGGTCAGGACAATGAAGGACCACCAGCGAATGATTAACAAGATTCATAGTAACTCTATTGATATAATTGCAAGGATGGCTGTTTATGGTTGGATGTATGACTCTCAGACTTTTAATGGCAACGAGAGAGCGAAGCAGAAGTTTATATCTCAGTCATCTACGCCTGGCTTTGTTTTAGAGGTTGGAAGCGTTGCAGCACCGCCGTTAAAGTTTGAAGGCGGGAAGTATCCTAACGAGCTTGTTCAGACTCAGGAATTCATTTCTAGAAAGATGAGCGAAGTTTCTAATATTAACCCAGAGATGCTCGGCCAGAGTTCACAGTCTCAGCAGTCGGGAGTGAACTTCAACGCTAAGCGTGAAGGTGCGCTAGTGGGTAACGAGTTCCTATATGATAACTCTTCTTTATCCAAAAGGATGTTGGGCCGTTCGTTGCTTGAAGCTATCAAGATCGTTTACGGTGCTGATCCAGAACGGGTAGTGAAGCTACTAAAGAACAGGATCGCCAGAGGAAACCAGGTGGTTGTTGGCGACCAGGACTTCGATAAATATTCTTTGGAAGACATCATGAGAGTTTTAACAAACGAAGACTTTAACAACTATGATGTAGTTGTTGGCGAGTCTGCACATTCACCGTCCAGGAAACAGGCTATATTCAGTTATATGTTACAGCTTGCTCAGGCCGGTATCGCTATTCCGCCTGATCTTTTCTATGAGCTGTCAGATCTACCTACTTATATGAAGAAGCAGATCCAGCAGTACAACGCAAACCAATCTAAAGAGAACCAAGGTGAGATAGATTCGAAACAGTCTACAGAGATTTATAAAACAATTATCGCAGCGCTTCCAGATGAGCTGAAGCAGGACCCAGCAATACTATCAGCACTAGGGAGGGAGGCGTTAGGAAAAGATGAACAGCAGCCACAGGGATGAAGACCAACAGGTAGTTGAGTTCCCAGACATAGCCGTGGAGGTGCTACTAATCGCTTGGTATATGGACGCAAATAGAGGTTACAACAATTGACACAAGGTAATGGGTTTTATATAATTAGATAACACAGGAGGACAAAATGAGTGAAGAGATAGCTGACATCAGCAGGGAAGAAATTGCCGATATGGAGCAAGAGGACTTTGATAATTTAAAAAAGACAGTAGAGGAAACCGAGGAGGGCGAAGAGATCGTTCTGCCAGAAGAGACTCCAGAGGAAAAGGTAGAGGAGACTCCAGAGGAAAAGGTAGAAGAGACTCCAGAGGAAAAGGTAGAGGAGACTCCAGAGGAAAAGGGAGAAGAGACTCCAGAGGAAAAGGTAGACCCGAACAAAGAGATGGTCGATCAATACCTATCAGACATAGAGAACAAGCAGGACCTAGCAAATTATACTAAAGAAGAACTTCAACGTATAATTCACGTTCAGAATAAAAGGCTTGACGATAAAGATAGTTTTATAGACGTATTAAAGGTTGAGAAGAAGCAAGAGAGGCAACAGCTAAACGAGCGGATTCATGTACAGCAGAAGGAATACGAAACTAGGCTAAGCGAACGTCCAAGCAAAGAAGAATTGAACGAGAGCTTTATCGATGACCCTGTAGGAACGCAAGAGAAAATTGCACAGTTTAAACAGGAAGATACGGCAGCAGAAGAGGCGCTCAACGAGAACAGGGCGCAAGAGAAACGGCTAGGGAATGAAGAACAAATGACGGTTATTGATCGGAGATCTCCTGTAAGCTTTAACGAGGTTTTACCAGAGGTAAAATCAGTATTAAAAGATATGGGACAGTTTTCCGAAGTACAGATAGAGGCCTTTATTAAAGACCCGTACCTGGAAGACATGGACGTTCTTTTGGATTTGCGAGACAAGGCACTAGGGTTAAGAGAGACGCAGCAATCTCAGAAGCCTGAGCCTAAAGCAGAAACAAACGAGACAAACAAGGACGCTATGGAAGAGAGGAAGAAATTGGATATTGCGAGTAAGATCAACAAAGCGCACCGACAAAATGTGCAGGTGAGAGGTACTGGAAGTAAAACACCAGAAGCAAACCTTCTTGATAATTTAAAGCAAACACCCAGTGGGAGATTAAACCTATCTGAGTTAAGTAGAGAAGAGTTAGAAAAATTAAACAAACAGGCTGATGAATTAGATTAGCTAACCAAAATATAAAAGGGGGAAAGCAAAATGGCTAAAACAAGTGTATCAACAAGTGATGCGTTAAGAGTAGCGGTATGGGAAGAAACTCTATACAGGGATGTAAGAGAAGCCCCATACATGGCTAGGTTTACTGGTAAAGGTTCAAAAGTAATGATTCAGGATAAGGTTCAACTAGAAAAACAGAAAGGTGATAAGATTACTTTCGGTATTCGTTATCGTCTAACTGGATCTGGTGTAAAATCCGGACAGACATTAGAGGGAAGAGAAGAGAAGCTAAGCACTTCTGATTTCGCAGTAGAGCTTGAAAGATACCGTCACGCTGTAAGAGACAACGGAGATCTATCAAGACGCAGACCTGTATATAGCATGAGAACTGAGTCTAGGGACGCGCTTTCTGACTGGGGTTCTGAGAAAATAGACAGACTTCTTTTTGGAGCAGCTCTAACAAATCCAACTAAAGTTGTTTTCCCGTTATCAAGAACAGCCATAACTAATATAGTTGCTGGCGACAAGTTGACAATGGAAATGATTTCCAGATTGAAGACCGGTGCTAAAACTGGTTGGGCTCGTAAACAGGTTCCATTTCGTCCACTTAAAGTTGACGGAAAAAGCTACTACGTTCTTATCGTTTCTGATGACGTAGCTTACGATCTTAAGAGAGATTCAGAATGGACTACTGCTCAGCGTGAAGCACAGAACAGAGGAAAAGATAATCCTATCTTTACTGGCGCTTTAGGCGTATGGGACGGAGTAATCATTCACTCTCACGATCTTATGCAGGAATTAGCTGACGTAACTAACTTTGGTGTTGGAGCAGACGTTCCAGGATCAACTTGCTTGTTTATGGGAGCACAGGCTCTTGTAATGGCATGGGGTGAAAGACTTAACGTAGTTGATAGAGATTTCGACTATGGTGAGGAAATGGGTTACGCGATCAGAATGACTTGTAAAGCAGCTAAGCCAAAATTCACCAAAGCTGGTGAAAGCGCAGCTGACTATGCGGTTGCAGTTCTGAAAGTTGCTAGAACACAAATTAGTGACGCGTAGATAATAACTAACAAATAAAGGAGGAATAAAAAATGGCTACATTTACAGATTACACAGATAGTGATAATGGCGCACAGGCGCTTGAAAGAATCGGCGGAGAAGTTACCGTTGAGGAATTAGACGTTGATTTTAGCGTCTTCAATGTTGGAGCTGGCGATATCGTTCAGCTTTTCAATGTTGCTGAAGGGGATATACTTTTAAGTATATCTGCTCAGGTTTACACCGCAGAAGGTGCTGTTGGTACTGGAGATATTGGAATAACGACGGTTGATCCTAATGGATTAGTAGACGCGCTTGACTTTAACGTGGCAGACGTGACTACTTCTTCTATTTCAGGGACAGACGCTCTTATTGGGTACAAGGTTACAGCTGACGATACTATCGATCTTGTTACTGACCATGCGATAGACGCAGCTAAGGTTGGTTTTAGATTGGTTAAAGCAGTTGGCAATCCAAGTCCAGCTTCTGACGTTTTAAGCTAAAAATAGTTCTGGATATGGCGGGGAGAGGGCAACCTCTCCCCTGCACAACTTAACATAAGGGGAAAGAACTATGGCTTGGAACCTAACAAGGAACAATATCATAAAGATGGCATTAAGAAAGGTCGGGGCGGTCGCTCAGGGCGATGAACCGTATCCGGAGCAGTTATCGGAAGCTTCCGATATATTCAATTTATTTTTAAAGAATTTTAACATAGGCACGAAGCTATGGAAGGTTGCCAGGTATTCAGTCAAACTGACTGAAACTACCACGGATATTGTAGGAACTGATGGATATATTTACGATTGTTTACGGGGGCACACATCTAACGAAGAAAACAGACCGGTATCTGGCGAGAAATGCCAGGGCTACTGGGAGCAGCAGGATATAGCGCAGTATACCCTTTGGGTTACTGGAACTGACTATGTTATTGGCGATGAAATTTATGTAGATAATAATGGCTATCGAGTTTACATCTGTAACTCAGACCATACGGCCTCGGCAGAATTTATAACGGACGCAGCTGATTGGACTGAAGAAGCTGCCTATACCGCTTGGGAAGAGGAAGTAGACTACTATAATATAGGCGATGTAGTTTTACCAACGAATGTATTAGAGGTTATGGATGTTTGGTACCGGGAGACGGGTGGGACCAATAGAGCCGATACACCAATAGAATTGATATCAGGGCAAAGG